CTTCAGATCGCCTCGTGGGGGCTCTCTTACGACACGGCGAGAGAGCTAGCGGATGAGGTACGGATCACTCTGGATGGTCACACTGGGATTCTGGCGGGCGTTACAATACATGATATGAGGCTCGTCTCTGAAACAGACGACTACCTCGACCCGGCCGCCGTGGGCGCACAGCTCCCCCCGGCCTACGAAGTGCGGCAGCTTTATCAAATTCGTTGGAGCGAATCACAGGAGTAGCTCATGGCATATGCAGTTTCGCAGGGTATCACGCTCACGCTCGGCGGAGCGGCCGTGCCGAGTGTGACGCAGGTCACTGTCAGCGAGAACGCGCCGAACGTCGACACGTCCCACCTCGGTCTGGCGAACGGTGCGTACCGGACGTTCATTGCGGGCCTCAAGGACGCGGCCGAGGTGACAATGAACCACATCGGCGACCCCATCAGCGTCGGCGACAAGGTGGGCGGCCTGACGGCCGGAAGCATCTCGTTCGCCGGTGCCACTGTGATGTCCAGCGAAGTTGCGTACCGAGTCGGCGAACTCGTTGCGTACACAACCACGATTCGGGCCTCAAACTAGCATTGGCTACCCAGTAACACAAGGAGCACAACAGTGCCAGCCGCACTTTCCAACACGACGATTTCCTTTGGAAGCACCAACTACACGGCCACTTCGGTCACCGTCCGCGACATGCGGGACCAGATCGACGTGACCGCGCTGGACGACACGCAGCGGCAGTATCAGGTGTCCCCGCTCTTCAATGCCGCAGAGGCCCAGGTCGAGTTCGTCGGCTACGGCCCTCGGGCTGGAGTGTCGGGCGCACTGACGGCCCCCGGCGTAAGCGGCATCAGCGGCACCGTGGTGTCCAGCAGCGTGACGTTCAATCTCAACGAACCGATTCGGTCGCAGGCGACCATTCAGTTCTCGAGGTGAGCTTCATGAGAGGTGCGTCGTCGCAGAGGTGACTCATGCCAGGCGCAACCGCTCACGGCGCTACATTCTCGTTCGGGGCGTTCTCGGGCGTCGTTACGGGACTTTCGTTCGACTCGCCTGCCGCCGAGATTGTCGACATGACATCGCTCTCGCATGGATCGCGAATGATCATTGCCGCGCCGACCGGAGCCTGGACGGGCGGCGTGATCACCGTGGAATACATGGGAGGTGATGCTCAGGGGCTGGTAGGCGCGGTCGCGCCGCTTGCTTTCTCGTCGCCGGGCCTGTCGGTGTCTCGAAGAGCTGTCTGCGAGTCGGCGTCGTCTTCGGCGCAAATCGGAGACGCGGTTCGCGGCACGCTTCGATTCCGTATTACTGACTACATGGGCAGCTAGACGGCAGGATGCCGCATCAACCAAAAAAGACTTGGAGCATTACTCATGCCTCTTGATAAGAAAAGCATCCTGGCCGCTGACGACGTTCGCAAAGAGAAGGTACACGTCCCAGAGTGGAAGGGCGACGTGTTCCTGCGGGTGCTGACGGGCACCGACCGCGACAGGTTCGAGGAGAGCTACGCCGACCAGAAGATGAAGGCGTTCCGCATCCGCTTCCTCCTGCTGGCCCTGTGCGACGAGGACGGCGAGCGGTTGTTCTCCGACGAAGAGGCCGACATTCTCGGCAGGAAGTCGTCGGTGGTCATTAATCGCTTGTTCGAGGCTGGCTGGAAGCTGAACGCCTTCACCCAGGAGGCAGTTGATGCCTTGGGGGAAGGTTCGCCCTCCGACCAGAAAGACGATTCTACTTCCGCCTAGCGGCAACGCTTGGCATGAGCGTCAAGCGTTTGCTCAAGGAGGTCGACAGTAAGGAAATCGCTGAGTGGTACGCATACGACCAGCGGTGGCCGCTGCCTGACCCTTGGGCGCAAACGGCGAGGATATGCAGGGTGATCATGGCAGCATCAGGCAACTACAAGAGAAACGACCTGCCTGATGAGTCCGCGTTCATTCCTGCTGTTGTCAGGCCAGAGCATTCGCAGGCGAGGATTTTGGCCGAGTTGAACAAGCTAAACGCGCTGAAGCGGGAGTAAGGCGATGGCGAGCGGCTATCTCGGCAAAATCAGTGCGATTGTCTCGGCGAATACGGCCGACTTCCAGAGCAAGCTGAACGCCTCTGCGAAGGACGTGCAGTCTTTCGCTCGCAGCGTGCAGAGCAACCTGACTTCTGCGTCGCGAGACGCCGCGAGGTCATTCGAGAGCATCTACACGCCGCTCCAGAAGTTTGAGCGGTCGCTCCAGGCCGCGGCTTCGATGAAGCTGTCGTTCAAGGGCTTCGCCGGTGCCGTCAAGGACGTGGATGTCCTGCGGCAGCGGCTGGGGTCAATGAAGGACTCGCAGATTTCGCTGGTTCTCAAAGCCAGCGGGCTGAAGAACATCACAGAGGTGCGAGAAGCACTTGTTGGGCTGCGTGCAAAAGACCTCCAGATCGTCGCCAAGGTCGGCGGCATCGAGAAGGTCAGGGAGCTTCGGGCGCTCTCGGCCGAGAAGCGAGTCGATTTCGCGATAAACCTGATCGACTCTGGTCTCGGCAGGAAGCTTGCTGATGCGAAGTCAAAGGTGCAGGAGCTAAAGGCCGCGGTGGCCTCCGTCAGGGACGGCGGGACTGTGCCGGAAGGCGGCGTCGGCGGCCTTGCTAGCGAGTACCGCGAGGCGACTGCGGAAGTCCGACGCCTTCAGGAGCTTGGGCGGCAGTCGATCAAGACGACGCTCGGCGTCAACGTGCAGAAGGACGCAGACGTTGACCGAATCCTCCAGGCGGCCGAGCGTGCAGATGCAATCCGCCTCCCCGTCGTGCTGGACGTTCTCGGCGAAGCCGCCGTCAAAGAGGCGGTCACCCAGAGCCAGCGACTCCGCTCTGTGGCCGAGCAGATCAATAAGCCGTTCGGCGAGGCGGTGGGCAAGCTCCAGGCGATGTCAATCGAGACCCAGGCCGGACTGCTGCCGGCGTTCAAGCGAGTCCAAGCCCAAGTTGAGTCGCTAAAGTCGAATATAGAGAGTGGCGTTCTGCCCGCGACCGCGATAGCGCAGCAGTTCGACGAGGTTGAGAAACGTGCTCTGGCAGCCGCGGGGGCCGTCGGCCGCCTCGCGGAGGCAGAGCAGAAGACAGCCCGACTAAAAACAGGTCGTGAGCTTGCGTTCGCGGCACCGCAACTTGCCGCCACGCTTGGACGCGGGGAAGAGGTCGGCAATAGGGCTGCATCTCTTCCTTCGTCGGTGATTCAAGCGAATCCTCGCATCGCTGAAATGCTGACCGAGATCGACGGTCTAGCGAACAAAGCCGTCGCTGCGTTTGCGAAACTTGAGTCCCGCGCAGCGAGGGGACTCGACACAAGCAGCTCGCAGAAGCAAGTGGATGCGCTCCGGGCAAAGCTCGAGGTGCTTTTCGACGAGTTCGACAGGACATACCAGATACACGTCGACACCGAGCAGGCGAAGAAGGATTTCGACGAACTGACCGCCAAGGCCGCGGCGATGCGCGAGAGAAACGCCTTCGTCATCACTGGCCGCCCCCAGAACATGGAGCAGGCCGACGCCCGTCGCGGCCAGCTTGAAGGCGACATCAGCGGCCTGGACCGCTCGCAGCGTCAGAACTACAAGCCCCTCTTGGAGGACGCCTCGCTGGCCCGCCTGATGGGCGACTTGGACAAGGTTAATGACGTTCTTGACCAGATTGCATTCAAGGTGGCAACAGACAAGGCATTCAACGTCAAGACCGCCCAGGCCAAGAAGGACTTGAACGACCTCAAGGCCACGATGGACTCGTTGAGGGACGAGTCGAACTTCGTCATCTCCGCGAAGGTGCAGAATGCAGGGCAGGCCGAGGCTGAGATTAAGCGAATCGTCGGGAGCATGGAGCAGCTTGACGCAGGTCAAAGACAGGCTTTGCAGCCGAAGGTCGACGCTGCCATATCGTCTCTCGGTGCGAAGGACGCCAAGACCGGCCTCCCCGACATCGCAGCCATGTCGGCGGCCGTCAAAGACTTGAGCGACGCAGCCGAAAACGAACTTGTTATCAAGGTCAAGGCTGACGAGGCAAAGAAGAGCGTCGACTCCCTGAAGGACTCACTCGGTTCGATTGCAGACAGGATCGGCGACCCGAGCGAGCCGGTCGACAGGCTTCGCAAGGCCGTTGACGCCGCGAATGCGGCGATCGCCAAGATGCCGGCTGGAGCGCTTAAGACAAAGCTTGAGGGCGACCTCAACTCAGAGAAGATTCGGATCGAGGCGATGGCCCGCCCTAGTGCGCCGCCGCCGATCCCAGTTAACATCGATGCCGCTGCTGGCAGGGCGAACGCCATCGCAGCCGCTGCTGTAGCCGGCACGCCAGCGAAGGCCGCATCGAACCCGCTGGGGGCAGACTTCGGCACGGCTGAGAGGCAAGTCGCCTCCCTTCAGTCGACCGTGATGTCGCTTCAGAGCAGCCTAGAGAAGCTGCCGGTGCCGATGCAGGCGCAGTTCATTCCGGCGATCAACAAAGTTCGCGATGCGTTCCAGAAGCTCACCCCATCGTCCACGGCTGCTGAGATCGATGCCGTCACAAAGAAGGCCGCCGGCCTTGAGCGAGCGTTCGCCAGGGCTGGTCAGGCTGCCGAGTTCGGCGGCACGCTCGGCGAAGCACTCAACGCAGCGGCGATCACGAAGACTGAGAAGCAGCTCGGTTTCATCCGGTCAAAGCTACTCGAGGTTGGTGCGACTGCGAGCGGTCCAGTGGCCGCTGCGTTCAACGCATACTCGGCCGCTGCCGCCGCCGCCGCGAACGCCGGTGTTTCTGGAACCGCCGCCACAACAAAACAGCTTGACGGCCTGATCGCCAAGATCGGCGAAGCCCTAGTCGCCGAGGGTAAGCTCACTGCGGCGCAGGGCAAGGCGTTCAGCAAGAGCGTCGGCGACGTTGGGCGAGCAGGGGCCGACAAGTTTGCCCTTTTTCTTAACCAGGCTGCCTTTGCTGTGGACGACTTCATGTCGTCGACCGGCGGACTTGAGTTCAAGCTTCGCGCAGTCAGCAACAACATCACGCAGATGGGCTTCGTACTTGGAGGCACGACGGGACTGTTCGTCGGTCTCGGCGCCGTCATCGCGGGGCAGGCGGCCGTTGGGCTCATCAAATGGATCAACAACGGCCGTTCGGCAGAAGACCAGACAAAAGCGCTCAACGAGGCGTTGGCACGACAGAAGAGCTTGGTCGAGGAGTTGGCAGAGGCGTTCAAGTCGCTTGGGGAATCCATGTCTCGCGGAACGCTTTCTGCCGTGGGTGAGCAGGCCGCTGATTTCGCTCGTCAGGTCGAAGAAATCCAGAAGAAGCAAGCGGAGGTTCGCAAAAGCAGAGTCGCGGACCTTGATCCAGAAGTTCAAAAAGAGAGAGCCGAGCAAAACAAGCTTAAGGGCCAGTTGGAAAAGGAGACGGACCCCGGCAGACGAATCGCTATAACTCGCGAGATGGCAGATTCGCAACGCCGCGAGCGGGACGCAAGCGCCGCCGCCGTTGCAAGACTGCCAGCCGAGGATGAGGCAAGGGTCAGGGTTCGCGAGTCAATGATTCGCATAGGTCTCTCAGAGCTAGGCCCGAACCGTGGCGATGACCCAACGAGAGGGGCAAGAGAGCAGCAAGTACGAGAGCGAGCGGCCGCCAGGGCGGAAGCGATACCCGTAGGCGCTCGGCCCGAGGACATCCGAGCCCAGATGGCGGGCGTGAACCAGCAAATCGAAGACGCGAAGGCCGCCGCCGCCAAGCCGAGTCCGCTGGGGTTTGCGACATCGGAAGTAGCAGCCAAGGAAATACTGAAGCTTGAGCAGCTTCTCAGAAGTCTTGAGCAACCGCTCGCAAAAGCCATCGATGACGCCGCCGTTGAGATCGCAGACTCCTCTCGCGGTCCCGCCGAGCAAATCCGTCAAGCGCAGGAAGAGGTTGCCAAGGCCGTCGAAGCTGGCTTGCCAGGAGCCCGCGTATTCGGCGCGGAGCTGGACAAAATCGGCGGCAGGCTGTCGGAAGCATACAAGAAGCTGAGAGAGGTCGTTTCCGGCAAAGACGCCAGCGGCAGGGAGCTGACAGTCGACGAGAAGGAAGCCCGCACCAGGCAGGCGCAAGGCGAAATCGACGGCCTCAACGCCGAACGCGTCCGCATCGCCGCCCAGGCCGACGCCTTCCGCTACGAACGCACTGTTGATCCGCAGCGGCAGATTGATGCGAGGATGGCCCGCGCCCGCAGCAACCTGGGGGCCGCCGGCCTCGAGGACGGCCGCATCGCCCGTCGTATGCGGGAGATTGAGAACGAGCGGGCGACCATCCAGCGACAGTCGACATTGCCTGAGTTCCAGAATCCTCTAGCGCAGGGAGCCTTGCAGAAGCGAGAGCAGGCACTAAACGCGGAAGCCGCCGCCATCGAGGCTGCGACGATCGCGATCAAGGCATTCGCCGCCGCCCTTGATCAGGCATCGCAGGAATCAAAGAGCAATCTAAACGCCGCGCAGCAGGCCGCCGACGAGGCACGCAGGGCCGATCTGGGCAACAGCACGCCGCAGACGCGAGAGGCCCGCCAGCGAGCAGAGGCAGACCTTCAACGGCAGCGCGAGGCCGAGCAAAAAGTGCAGGTCGAGGTCGCAGTCGCGCGAGATCAATTGGAGAAGCTACAGAAAACAGACGCCGACCGGATAAGGCAGATTGACGAAGAGTTGAAGGGCGGCGGAAAACCAGCCGACAAGGCCAGGGCTCAACTTGCCGAAGAGCGTGCGGCAGTGGAGGCGAAGGTCAGCGGCAGCAACTCGGCGGCCACCTCCGATGCCGAGCAGGCGAGAAAGAGGAGTGAGGCCGCGAAGGCACGCAGGCTGGCTGTTCTTGACGAATTCAAAGCCGCAAAAGACCTGGGAATTGACACAACAGGCATGCAACTTGGTGCCGTCAGGGAAGCAATTCGAGGTGCAGGCCGTGGAGATGTTGCCGACAAGCTTGCAAAACGAAGTGATGCGACTTTTGACGAAATGCTCAATGCCGGATTCGCCGCGGAAGAGGCTGGATCAGGGCTCTGGGACGCCATCACGCAGGCGGGCGAGGAACTCGCGGCCGCCACGGCTCGCCGAGCCGAAGTCGTCAACGAAGGCACCGCACGACTTGCCGAAATGGACGCGAAGATCGCGGCCGTGCCAGCGGGCGATGGTCGTGAGGAGCTTATCCGCGAGCGTGCCGCGCTCTCGGCAAAGCTGGAGGCCAGGGCTCTTGAGTTTCAGGACAAAGTCGACAAGGCAGGGCTTGACGCTAGTTCGCGAGAAGAGGAGCAGCGTAAGTCTGCTGCCCGCGGTCTCGATCTTGCTAGGACGCCATCAGGGAAGTTTGCAGAACAGACCAATAGGGGGCTGGCAGATATTCAGGCTTACTTCCAGCGGCGTATCGACGAGAACCGCGGCCTTCGGCCAGTCGGCGACGCCGAGGCCCAGGCCGCCTCCGAGGAACGCTTCCGCAGGGAACGCGAGAAGGAAGCGCGCACGGCGACTGCCGAAGGCCGAGGTCGCGATCTCGGCATGACCGACCGCGAGCGATTCCGTCGCGACTTCGCCGAAGGCGCAGGTGCCGACATCAACGCCCGCGCCAAGCAGCTTCGCGATGGCGGCCAAGACCCGACCGACTTCCTCCGCCAAGCTATCTCCAACCAGATGAAGCAAGTAGCTCCAATGCTTCAGTCATTCCAAGACGAACGGCAGAACGCCCTGCTCCAAGGCCCATCCCGCGCCGCCCTCAACGTCTCCGACGTGTCGACGAGTCAGGGGCAGAGCGAACTCACTAGGCTTCTGCGAGGCGACGACCCGGCGAAGGACGTGAACCTCGCCGAGCTACAGAGGCAGACTCAGGCGCTCGAGGACATCAAGAACACACTCAAGGACGCAAACCCCGGAGTCCTGCTGTAATGCCGAAGCTCGTATCAGAACTCGCGCAGGGCAAATCATTCAGCCGCAGCGCCGAAGGCGGCACGCTCGCAGATCGGGCGACGCGAACGTGGAAGATTCTGCTCAACACGCCGAATGAGTCGTTCAACATCGCGCAGGCTGTCGGCGTTAACATCGGCGACCCGTTGGGGAGCGCGAATCCGATTCCGTGCGTCAGCCTGGACGTGAAGGCTGACGGCGAAAGCCGGCTGGTGCGGATCGTCACTGCTGAGTACCGAAGCAGCCCGAGCATCGGCGGCACAGACCCTGGGCTCCAAGAGCCCGCCGTCCGGCCTGCGATGTACTCGATGACCACGTCGCTGACGGAAATCGCGGCCTGGGGCGGGTCGCTCGTGTCTGGGGGGGCGTCCGGCGATTGGTCGCCCATGATCAACCCAGTAGGAGACTTGGTCGATGGGATCACGCGGCTCGAGCCCGTCGTGAACATCAATGTTGACCAATACTCATACAGCGACATGAGCCAGTTGCTCGCCTACTGCGGGTACGTCAACAGCGACGGATTCACGTTCTCGAACCTCTCGATCGGCGTCCACTGCTGCATGCTCCAGAGCATCTCGTCGAACGCGGTGGTCGAGCAGTTCGGCGACGTGACATTTCGTGGCTTCAAAGTGTCCTTTGGTTTCGCCGTCAGGGCGCACTGGACCCTCACGCGAAATGGCTTCCAGGCCATCGGGTGGGACATGGCCGTGCCGCAAACGGGGTTTAATATCAAAAACTCCAACAGCGGCGGCGCAGACCAAGAGACTCTTATGTGGGAGATGGACGACGGCAAGGTCAAAATGCCTCTGGTCTTGGTGAAGCCCGGCCAACGAGTCCCCGCACAGGTCACAATCGCTGCCGGTAACGGGAGCTGGGCGCAGCGGCCAGCGTCGAGGCCCGTGGCCCTGAACGATGACGGCACGCCGCGGTCGCCGAGTGCCTCGCCGCAAGTGCTTATCAACCGCATCTGCATCCAGCCCGAGATGGCGTTTGGCAGCAACTTCTCGAACTTTGGCATCCGCTGGTTCACTTAATGTCAAGCGGCAAATACTTCATCGGCGAGAGTCTCCGCGAAAAGCTGAAAAGCACGATCGCGAAGGTGGACTCTATCCCCTTCGGCGGGCCGGTGAGCCGGATACCGACGATCGCGAGTAGCGACGGGCCGACTTATGTACCGAAGGTCTTTCGCGTCTGCACCGCAACAGGTGCATGGCCGATAAATTCTTCAAAGACCGTGACCTTCTACGGCGTCACGTCCACGCCGAACACGGTCAACGTGGTCAACCAGATCGTCAGCCTGCCCTCCCCCAGGAGCACGGCGACCAGCCGCATCGTCAACGTGGCGAAAGACGGCACGCAGTGGTATCTGATCAGCTTTCAGATGGGGACGCAAACCGCAGTGTTTGCTACAGCCACGCAAACCATGACGCTCCTGGGTACGGCGAGCACGTCGGTAATCACATACATCCCGCCGAGCAGCACGCAGACGATAACTTTCGTTTCATCCGGCTCAGAGGTGTCTGTTATCACAGACATCTCGGCCACATTGAACACAAACAACTGCGCTATCGTGGTCAACAAGACGACAACCCGCGTGCGAACGGTCGGCGCTTCGCAGACAGCGACAACAGTCTCAGCCGCCAGCGCGCAGACAGCGACGATTATGTCTGTGGCCGGAACGCAGACCGCGACTGTATTTGCCGGCACGTTCACGGCAACGTACATCACGCTGGAGTTGTGACATGGTTTGCCCGTGCTGCGTAAAATACTGCCACGCACCAAGCCCTTGCCAAAAAGAAATCCGCATTCGTGCGACCTGGGGGCCAGTCACGGGCGTGTCGACGCTAGTGTTTGGCCCCCAAGGCGCTAACGGTGCATGCGGGACAACCTCGGGCGGTCTTTCTGGCACTGGGCGGTTTTCTTCATTCTTAGGGCGATGCACTGACACGGGCCAAAATCCACACTATGACGCAACCGCCAGCATTCAGATCGGCTGGTCCCAAAACGCCTCTGGTCTTTACGCCTTGCCCTCCTGCTGCCGACGTACTGGGCAGCGAACCGCAGAGATTTTTGGAGGCGGGATAGGCTGCCTGATAGATCATGGGCCACAATACTCATTTGGGCGACAACGCGCCTATTATTTCTCGTTTGCGTCGCTCGACGCCGCCGCAGTGGTGACGCAGTTCGGTGTGAATGACGTAGGAGGCACAACGCCCTGCGGCGAGGCGCTCTGGCAGGATTTCTTTCAAGAGCCGCCGGAGATAGAGCTAATCGTGACGGGCAACCCGCCGGATTTTTGTGACAGGTCGGAGTTTCTGGGCGGCTTTCCTGCCGTGAGCGGGCCTTACGGCACTAACGTGCAGTGCTTGGCTTCCTGCGGAAACCCGCTCCCATGATCACATGCCACCGCTCGCACCTTGAAGCCCGTTGCGCCGAGCGAGGCTACACGCTTGACGAGGTTCTGCCATGTGTAGTCTCGCAGGACGGCGACGATTGGACGATTGACGTGGAGCATCCGGCGTTCCCAAGGACGCCCAGGGCGGGATACGAGCCGTTGCGGCTAGAACCCATGACCGACCTCGCCCGCACCGACGCGCCCTCGTTCCTCGCCAAGGTAAGGAACTTCGCTATTGCCGCTGTCTCGCACGTCGCTGCGGGGATGCCGACATGCAGCGATGAGGAGATCATCAGAAGGCACGACATATGCCTGGACTGCGAGCACCTCCAAAACAACGCCTGCAACCTCTGCGGATGCTCGGTGTCGAGGGCTGCGGGTTATGTCAGCAAGCTCTCGTGGGCCGACCAATCTTGCCCTGCGGGCAAGTGGGGTCCGGTCGCTGCTAGCACGCCTGCAACCAAAAACAGCATTGACCCCTAAAGCCTACTAGGCGACACTATCCCTATGGGCAAGGCACCTCCACCTGACGCGAAGGGGTTCGTCTTCTCGGATGACGACGACGACGAGATTACTGGCGGCGGCGTCCCCGACGAAGACGGGTGGATTCACCTCAAGGGCAAAACGGATGGACTTGGCGAGGGAGATACTGGAAAGCGCAAAGCCGTCGGCAGGAAACCAAAGCTGGTTCAGCGCTCTGTCCGAAGAGCACCAAAGCGCAATCCTTGAGGTCCGCGACTCCTGGCGAAAGACGGCCAAGGCCAGCGGAGTCTCGGCCAGCCAGATGGCGAAGACGATCGTCGACAAGCTCGCGGCACGCGGCTACGAGGTCGTCAAATACCGACAGGTGCAACGATGGCTGACACAGGGCTAACCGGCGACATCCTCTCGGCCGCAGCAGCGGCGTCCACCCCGAAGCCGGCACCCGACGCCGAGCAGGTGACGCAGCGGCGAGACGGCGACGTACTCGAGGCGAGGTCGACGAGCCGTCGAATCAAGACGGTTGCCGATCTCCTCGATCACATCGAGGCTGACTTATCCAAATACGATGTCGCCGCATCTGAAGCCACCAAATGGGAGGTCGCGACCGCCGACGCAAGCGGCGAGCCGACGGTCACCGAACTTCATCGCGTGTGGGTGAGGCTCAAGCCCAAGGCAGGCCCAGGAGTCAAGGAAATCGTCGAGGCGATGATCGCCGGGGCGAACTTGCCCAGGACGAAGCAGAAGCCGAACAAGCCCAAGGGGCGCGGCGACCTGTGGCAGGTGCTGGTCGTTGCAGACGCTCACATCGGCCGCTACTGCTGGTCGAAATCGACCGGCGACTCGGACTTCGACATTTCGATCGCCGAGACGACCATCCGAGACACGACGAATGAGTTGATAGAAATCGGCGATACCTACAAGCCGGCCCGCCGCACGATCCTGTTCCTCGGCGACCTCTTCAACTCTGACGGCCCCGCGGGTGCCACGACTTCTGGCACGCCGCAGGACAACGACGGGCGAATCCAGAAGGTCTTCAACACTGGATGCAGTGCTCTCATCGGCGTTGTTGAGCGGGCGGCTCAGACGGCCCAAACCGACCTTCTGGTCGTGCCGGGGAACCACGACGAGATGCTGTCGACTGCCTTTCGTCGGATTCTCGTGGAGCGGTTTCGCAACGACGGCCGCGTGGCTGTGTCGAACGACTACACCCGCCGGCAGTACGTCTCCTGGGGTGGGACGTTACTAGGGGCAACGCACGGGGATCGAGCAAGAAAGCGACTTCCGCAGCTCATGGCGATCGAAGCGTCAAAGAAGTGGGCCGAGTGCTGGTATCGCGAATATCACACAGGCCACCTCCACGGGCAGGCGGCAGAGAAGTTCCTGGCGTCCGAGGACTCGGTCACAGTCAGAACCGCCCCGAGCATCGCCCCCGCCGACGAATGGCACGCGGCCAGCGGCTACCTTGGCACTCGCCGCGGAATGGAGTGCTTCATTTACAAGCCCGAAGGTGGTCTCCACGCCATGCACATCGCGGGGCCGACCCGATGAGCGACCTTGACCGGATCCACGACGCCTGCCGCTACGCCGTGCAGCACTCCCACGACCCTGACACGCAGAATGGGGCTGTGCTGGTGGCGGCGTCTGGAACCATCTACGCAGCCAACTGCTTTCCGCCGGGGGTGGCTCGGCATGAACACAGGCTGGCTCGCCTCCTCAAGTACGACTTCGTCGAGCACGCCGAACGCGCGGCGATCTACAAGGCCGCTGAGATGGGAGTGGCGACGGCCGGCGCGACGCTCTACTGCCCGTGGTTTGCCTGCACCGACTGCGCCAGGGCGATCATCCAGGCAGGCATCACAGAGGTCGTCGGGCTCATCTCCCTCCGCAACGCCACGCCGGCCCGATGGCTGCTCAACGTGGAGATGGCCGAGAAGATGCTCGAGGAGGCCGGCGTCAGCCAGAGGCTCCTGGCAGGCAGCGTAGGGGTCACGATCCGCTTCGATGGGAGGGATTTCCAGTGCTAATTGGACTCTGCGGCCCCGCGGGGGCCGGGAAGAATACCGTGGCAGAACTTCTTACGGATTGCCGGCAGATCGCCTTCGCCGACCCGCTCTACGAGTGCGTCTCGACGATTACTGGCATCCCGGTCAGCAGGCTGCAAGACCGGGACGTGAAGGAAGCCGCCCTCCCCTGGCTCGGCAAGTCCCCCAGGCAGATGCTCCAGAGTCTTGGGACTGAATGGGGGCGGGACACCATTCATTCAGAAATCTGGATTCGCATCGCAATGGAGCGGGCCAAGGCAGAGCTGGCCGCCGGCAGCGGCGTCGTGATCACCGACGTGCGGTTCGACAACGAGGCCCAGGCGATCGTTGCCGCCGGGGGCGAGGTGTGGAGGGTCGTCCGGCTGGGGTGGCGGTGCCTCTCTGGCGACACAGCGGCGCACCAGAGCGAAGCCGGGGTGAGCGACCACCTGATCGCCAGAACTATCGACAACTCAGGCTCCCTGGATGATCTCAGAACGCAACTGCCCGCTGCTACAATTTAGATAGGCTACCGGCCTACATTTTGTGGCTTCGCGGAGTTCCAGATGAGCAGCGAATCATTCGTTGAGGCCGCGTTCCGCGTGGCCGAGAGGTTCGGCGTTCCCGTCGTGCTTTTGGTTGTCCTGGTCTGGTTTCTGCGGGACGCGGCCGTGACCCTGCACGGAACCGTGGTAATTCCGATCGTGAAATCGCACACCGAGTTCCTTGATTCCACGAGAGAGACGCTCGACGAGATCGGGAAGACCCAATTCAAACAAGCTGAGACCCTCCAAGAGATCGCCGCCGGCCAGCAGGAAATTCGGCAGGCCGTAGTCAAGAAGACCGGCGAAGCGCCACACAATTAAAGAGGTGACGCCATCGCTACCTTCGAGCAGCTTCCAGGCGTTTTAGACCTGCGATTTGTCCCTTCTGACGAGGTCAACGTCGCACTCAACCTGCAAAGGTCGGTTTCCGGCTACACATTCACGTCGTTCATCTACCAGACGGACATCACCAGTGGTGGCGGTGGCGTGGGGACGATCAACAGCTTCGGGCAGACGGTAACGGCCCCGACGATAGGCATCACTGACACCGCGACCGGGACCATGATTCTGGGCCTCTCGGAAACCCAGACAGCCATGCTTTCCCCGAACAACAACTACCGCTGGTTTCTCCGGTGGGTGGCCCCTGGCGAGATCACTCGTACCATCGTCAGCGGCAGCGTGACGGCGGTGGCACCATGAGCGAGATCAGCGTCGTTGTCGTCGGCTCGACGAGCATCAACAGCGTCGTGGGCAACGGCGACACCGTCAAAGTCAACGTCGGCAATCAGACGATTGGCGGCGGCAACGGGGCTGCGGCGACGATCGAGGCGGGGACGGTCACGACCCTCGACTCGACGCAGACGGCCAGCATCACGAATGTCGGCACAGCCTACGCTGCCAAGTTCAATTTCGCCCTGCCTCGTGGGTTCACCGGAGTCGCCGGCCCAGCGAACTCCCTGTCGATCGGCAGCGTGAGCACTGGCACGACAGCGGCTGTCAGCATCAGCGGCACCGCGCCGTCGCAGTCGCTTTCTTTCGTGCTCCAGCCAGGGCCAGTAGGCCCGGCGAACTCTCTGTCGATCGGCAGCGTGAGCACAGGCACGACAGCGGCTGTCAGTATCAGCGGCACCGCACCGTCGCAATCGCTCTCGTTCGTGCTGCCGCAGGGACCGCAGGGGCCGGCGACAACGCTCCAAATCGGCACCGTAGTCACGGGCGTAGACGCGGCGGCCACCCTGACCGGCACCGGGCTGACGCAGACCTTGAATCTTGTCCTGCCCCAGGGCGCGACTGGGGCTCAAGGGATTCAAGGAATTCAGGGGGAAGTGGGTCCAGCGAACTCGCTCTCTGTCGGCAGCGTCAGCGTCACGACGGCCACGACGGCTGCGGTGAGCATCACTGGCAACGCCCCGTCGCAGCAGATTTCGTTTGTCATCCCGCAGGGGCCACAAGGCCCGCAAGGCGACGGCGGGCCGTACACGACCGTCCAGGTGGGCTCGGTTGCGACGGGGGCCGCGGGCTCGAGCGCGAAGATCGACACCGTGACCAGCGGTGGCACCGTGACCCTGAACTTCACCATACCGAGGGGCGCTGACGGAACGTCGAGCCTCGCCGACGAGACGCCGCAGCCGCTGGGGGTGGCGTCGGCAGGGTCGGCGCTCACCGCTGCGCGGGCTGACCATGTGCATTCTGTGCCAGTGATCAGCTACACAAACCTCACGAATGTCCCGCTGACATTCGCACCCGCAGCCCACCAGCACGCCGTCAGCGACGTAACGGGCTTGCAGGCAGCGTTGGACGGCAAGCAGGCCGCCGGCAGCTATGCAACACTCGTGGGGGGCTTGGTTCCCAGCAGCCAACTGCCGACGTTCTTGGACGACGTTCGAGAGGCGGCAAGCCTGTCTGCGTTTCCAGGCACTGGCGACGCGGGCGTGGTCTATGTGGCCGTTGATACGCGGAAAATATACAGATGGAGCGGTTCGGCATACGTCGAGCTTGCGTCGGCACCCGTGCAGAGCGTGGCGGGTCGCACGGGCACGATAACGCTCGCCCATCTCGGCAGTTCGGGCACGGCGTCGTCTACGACGTTTCTGCGAGGCGACGGGGCGTGGGCTGCTGCTGGCTCGACAAACGCAGGCGACATCACCTCTGGAACTCTTGCAGCGGCGCGGCTCCCGCTTGCGACGACCACTGCGGCGGGCGCGGTGATTGTCGGCAACGGTCTGTCGGTCACCGACGGCGTGCTGGCGGCGAGCGGTAGCGGCGGTAGCGGTGGCGTGGTCACGGTCGCCAGTATTGCCGCCCTGCCTGCCACGGGTGCAGCAAACGTCGTGTACCTTGCGATCAACTCTAGCCGGTTCTATCGCTGGGACACTGACGCCGCCGTATACATCGAGCTTGGGCCAGAGGGCGAGGACGACCCAGCGTATCTAGGCGTCGTGGCACGTTACCTACTCGTCGGAGGAGGCGGCGCAGGCGGTGGTTGTGCAGGCGGCGGCGGCGGTGCAGGCCGGGTCGCCACAGCGACCGGACTGTCCCTGTCTCGCAACGTGACGTATTCGGTCGTGATTGGCAGCGGCGGCGTGGGCACGACCGGCAACGGCGGCAACGGTGCGGCGTCGAGCTTTTCTGGCGGCGGCGTGACGCTGATTGCGGCCGGTGGTGGCGGTGGTGGCGGTGTGAGAAGCAGCGAGGCGCAAGGTGCGGCGGGGCCGTCTGGCGGCGGTGCTGGTGGTGGGCATCCTGACGGTGCAGGGCAGATACAAGGCGGCGCAGGCACTTCTGGTGCGGGTTTTTCTGGCGGCAATAGCGGATCGTCGCCATCTAGTTGCGTCCGCACTGGCGGCGGCGGCGGCGGGTCAACGTCCGCAGGAGGTAACGCTGACGGTTACGTTGCGGGCAGCGGCGGCAACGGAACATCAAGCGACATCGGAGGCGGGTCGCTGTTGGTTGCTGGCGGCGGTGGCGGCGGTGCTTCGGACGGCCCGCTTTTCAACTGCCCGACACACACCGCCGGGCTTGGCGTTGCCGGTGGCGGCAATGGCAGCCTCGCAAACAGCGGCGGCATCTCGGGCAACGGTCAGGCAGCCTTGCCCAACACTGGCTCGGGCGGTGGCGGCGGCGCGTTCAGCGGTTCCAGCGATTGGCTTGGTGGGAACGGCGGCAGTGGAATTTTCAT